TGTATTCGATTTGCCGCTGGGGATAAATTGCCGAAAAAAGATCCCGCCACAAACATGAGCCGGGATCTTTGATTTATATAGCCTACGAATCCGCAGTAAGAGAGGGGCAGACGGTTTATTCTAACACCGGAATGATGTGGGTAAAAGTTTATAAGAAATCGGTTTCATAACTTTGCCCACCATGATAGATACCGACAATAAAGACTTTTCTGCCATCAACGGCAAAAGCAATAATCGTTCTGTGGCGGAAATGAGTTACCCGCATCCCCTGGCGAATATCATCGCGTTTATTGCCCCGATGCGGGAATGTAGAAAACCCATCAAGATAATCAAGAAGCGCATTGGCATAATTGTCAGCAATGACGTTCCCTGCTTTCTCCGTTATATATCTGTGCAGGTTGATTATTTGTTGTTCGGCCTCAGGAGTAATGATGACTTCATATGTCATGCAGATTACTTCCCGGATCGAATCGCGGCGCGAACCTGTGAAATGGAGCGTCCGTTGTTTGGGTTTTCGCGGATAGAATCAAGAGAGGGGGCGGCTGAATGCGTTAACCACGCTTCGATTGCTTTATCGCGCTCATTCAGTGCGCGAAGCCCTTCACGAATGACCTCGCTTTCTGAAGCATAGGCACCGGAAGCCACACGGGCGCGCACCATGTCAGCCATCTCGTTAGTTAATGTAATGCTGAATTGTTGGGTTGTACGCATGGTAAACCTCACGGAGTAGGATAGAACACTATTCGATGATAGCACGCTGCCTGTTGACGACAACAGAAATCAGAGACAATATTGCCGCACGCCAGCCTGAACAACTGGCACCTGCTGCGCCAGCAGAGACAACCGATGGCGCAAGATACCAAATTACACAATTCGGATAACTCCGCCGCCCCTGCCAGCAGGCACGGGCGGCGTTCTCATGCATTCAAATCTGACTGGTTCCAGCATGACCCATGCACTGAAGAACAGGCCGAATGGCTGATCCAGTGCTACCGCAGACGTGGTTACGAGTTTCAGAAAGATCTCAGCTTCGATCGTCGTCACTGGATAATCTCCGTCAGGCTCCCTTATTCCGAACGCCCACCGCGTCCGTCCCGCACATTCCAGCAGCGTATCTGGAGGTAACGTGCGGGTATTACTTCGACCTGTTCTGGTACCGGAACTCGGGATGGTGCTCCTTAAGCCGGGCCGTGAATCAATGTCAGCATTCCATAACGGCAGAATATTGGTGGAGCCGGAACCGAAAAACATGCGCGGTCTGCCGTCCGGAGTCGTTCCTGCCGTTCGCCAGCCGCTGGCAGAGGATAAAACATTACTGCCATTTTTCAGCGATGAGCGGGTTATTCGTGCAGCAGGTGGTGCAGGTGCACTGTCTGACTGGTTATTACGTCACGTGAAATCCTGCCAGTGGCCACACGGCGATTATCATCACAGCGAAACCGTCATTCACCGTTACGGTACCGGCGCGATGGTGTTGTGCTGGCACTGTGACAACCAGCTGCGCGACCAGACATCAGAATCACTCGATCAACTTGCTCAGCAGAATCTGGCAGTCTGGATGATTGATGTTATACGTCACGCAATAAGCGGTACGCAGGAGAGGGAGTTATCGCTGGCCGAATTATCCTGGTGGGCGGCCTGCAATCAGGTGGTGGATGCACTACCTGAGGCAGTAGCGCGTCGTTCGCTGGGATTACCGGTGGAAAAAATCCGCTCCGTATACCGTGAGAGTGACATCGTACCGGGAGAACAGACAGCCATCAGCATACTGAAGCAGCGCACAAAAAATATTGCGCTGCCACTTCACGTCCACCAGCAACAAAATCCACCACAGAAAAAAACGGTTGTCAGTATCGCCGTTGATCCGGAGTCTCCTGAATCGTTTATGAAGCGGCCTAAACATCGCCGTTGGGTTAATGAGAAATACACGCGCTGGGTAAAGACACAGCCGTGTGCGTGTTGTGGTAAGCCAGCTGACGATCCGCATCACCTGATTGGTCATGGTCAGGGGGGAATGGGAACAAAAGCCCACGATATTTTCACGCTACCGCTGTGTCGGGAGCATCATAACGAGCTTCATGCGGATCCGCTGGCGTTCGAAGAAAAGCATGGTTCTCAGGTTGATTTAATTTTTCGTTTTCTTGATCACGCCTTTGCAACCGGTGTGCTTGGGTAAAAGGGGGGTATTGATGTGTATAGAGTTTGTTTTGCCTTACCCGCCGACGGTGAATACTTACTGGCGACGTCGTGGCAGCACATATTTTGTATCAAAAGCCGGGGAGCGTTATCGCCGGGCAGTGGCGTTTATTGTTCGCCAGCAGCGACTGAAATTAAGCCTGTCCGGACGGCTGGCAATAAAAATTATTGCAGAGCCACCGGATAAGCGTCGTCGTGACCTGGACAACATTCTGAAAGCACCGCTGGATGCGCTGACGCATGCGGGACTGCTTATCGACGATGAACAGTTTGATGAAATCAATATTGTACGTGGTCAGCCAGTATCTGGTGGACGTCTGGGGGTGAAGATTTACCCCATAATGCTTGAAGGGCAGGTCAAAAAATGAAACTGGAAGATTTACCGAAATACTACTCCCCAAAATCCCCCGGCCTGACTGATGCATCGGCCTCAACGTCAAAAGATGCGCTGAGTATCACTGATGTGATGGCCGCGCAGGGCATGACACAGAATCGGGCTGAGATGGGGTTTTCTGCGTTCCTTGGGAAAATGGGCATTAGTATGAATGACAGAGAGCGGGCAACAGAATTGCTGACAGAATATGCACTCAGTCGGTGTGATCGCGTGGCGGCGTTAAGAAAACTCCCGGCAGAAATAAAACCGGCAGTGATGCGTATTATGGCTTCGTATGCGTTTGAAGATTATGCCCGTAGCGCGGCGAGCAAAAAACAGTGCCCCTGCTGTCACGGAAAAAAATTTATTGAAAGCGAGGTTTTTACAAACAAGATCCAGTATCCGGATGGTAAGCCGCCAGTGTGGGCAAAGTGCACAAAAGGCGTGTATCCGTCTTACTGGGAGGAATGGAAAAAAGTCAGGGAGGTGGTAAAAGTTGCCTGTCCGGAGTGTGGCGGAAAGGGGGAGGTTTCCACCGCCTGTAAAGATTGTCGTGGGCGCGGTGTTGCCATTCATCGTGAAGAGTCGGAAAAACAGGGTGTGCCGGTTTTCAGAAACTGCCAGCGTTGTGGTGGGCGTGGCTATGAAAGATTACCTTCAACGGAGGCATTTAATGCCATATGTAATGTAACCGATGCCATATCTCTTGATACATGGAAAAAAACAGTTAAACGTTTTTACGATACGCTGGTGGTGCAGTTTGATATTGAAGAAGCATGGGCAGAACAACAACTGAAAAAGGTGACCAGATAGCTTTGTTGATTTTTCCCGAATCTGTGGTAAATTTGCCCTAACGATGGGCGTTTTATGCCTGACGTTAGAAGATTTTTACACCCGTCGCCAGGCGGGTTTTTTTATGACTGAAATCACGCCAGTACAGTAAACGCGCTGGTGGCGGTGAATACCGGTCTTTCAGCTTGCTGGCTTTTTTGACAAGAGTTATTGGTGTGTCACGTTAACCGGAAAAGGGAAAAAGACATGCTGATACAGCAGGATATGACCGAAACCGCCAGAGTGGTGTTTAATGAATTAAGCGTCACCGAACCGGCGACAGTCGGGGAGATTGCGCAGAATACTTACCTTTCACGCGAACGCTGCCAGTTAATACTGACCCAGCTTGTTATGGCGGGTCTGGCAGACTATCAGTTCGGTTGTTACAGACGCCTTCAGTCATGAAGGCTTTTTTATTTGTGGTAAATGGGCGGCTGGTGGGTGTTAGGGGCACTCACCAGCCATCTGCTCATGCGTCTGGATCACAAGCAAACCTCAGGCCCACTGCTTTGCGCAAAAGCAGAATGAGCCTATCAGAGACAGGCTTAATGATCCATGCTTAATACTGTAAAAATATCCAGTTGTGAGTTAATCAACGCCGACTGCCTGGAATTTATCCGGTCGTTACCCGAAAATTCTGTTGACCTGATAGTCACGGATCCGCCGTACTTTAAAGTGAAGCCTGAGGGCTGGGATAACCAGTGGAAGGGCGACGATGATTACCTGAAGTGGCTGGACCAGTGTCTTGCGCAGTTCTGGCGGGTGCTGAAACCTGCCGGAAGTCTTTACCTGTTCTGTGGCCATCGCCTGGCATCTGATATCGAAATCATGATGCGTGAACGCTTCAGTGTGCTGAACCATATTATCTGGGCAAAGCCGTCCGGACGCTGGAACGGGTGCAACAAGGAAAGCCTGAGGGCGTATTTCCCCGCCACAGAGCGCATTCTGTTCGCGGAACATTATCAGGGGCCGTATCGTCCGAAAGATGCCGGGTATGAGGCGAAGGGCAGGGCACTGAAACAGCATGTGATGGCTCCGCTGATTGCTTACTTTCGTGATGCGCGTGCTGCCCTGGGGATAACGGCAAAACAGATAGTGGATGCCACAGGAAAGAAAAACATGGTGTCGCACTGGTTCAGTGCCAGTCAGTGGCAACTGCCGGACGAAAGTGATTATCTGAAATTACAGGCGCTGTTTGCCCGGGTGGCATAAGAGAAGCATCAGCGGGGTGAACTGGAGAAGCCCCACCACCAGCTGCTGGAGACGTATACTTCACTGAACCGGCAGTATGCGGAACTGCAGAGTGAATATAAGCATCTGCGGCGGTATTTTGGCGTGACGGCGCAGGTGCCGTACACGGATGTGTGGACGCATAAACCGGTGCAGTACTATCCCGGGAAACATCCGTGCGAAAAACCGGCAGAAATGCTGCAGCAGATAATCAGCGCGAGCAGTCGTCCGGGGGACCTGGTTGCAGATTTTTTCATGGGGTCGGGTTCGACAGTCAAAGCCGCGATGGCACTGGGGCGTCGTGCAACTGGTGTTGAGCTGGAGACTGAACGTTTTGAGCAGACGGTCAGGGAAGTTCAGGATTTAGCCAGTCAGAACGGATGATATTGCAGTATTAGTTACGTACCGTTATTATCCTGCACTCGGCCCTTTAGCTCAGTGGTGAGAGCGAGCGACTCATAATCGCCAGGTCGCTGGTTCAAATCCAGCAAGGGCCACCATATCACATACCGCCATTAGCTCATCGGGATAGAGCGTCAGCCTTCGAAGCTGGTTGCGCGGGGTTCGAGTCCTCGATGGCGGTCCATTATCGGTATTCAGCGTTGTTAGCTCAGCCGGACAGAGCAATTGCCTTCTAAGCAATCGGTCACTGGTTCGAATCCAGTACAACGCGCCATATTTATTTACCAGGCTCGCTTTTGCGGGCCTTTTTTGTATCCGCGCCACGCCCGGCGCATATCAACCACAGAGCCTTTCGGGGGTGAGCTTACGGAGTGGTCAGTGTGACTTTCTCTGTGGGCAGATCGCTCCCGGGCGTTGGCTCACCCACCTAAAGGAACGTCACGATGTTTGGTATTTTCAAAAAGAAAACCCGCAGAGCAGCAGCGGAAATTAAAAAGTTTGAGAAACGTGATCTGGCACAGGCGGTTATTAATGCTGCCTACCTGGTAGCCTATGCAGATGGTGAATGTGAGGCTTCAGAGAAAGCGAAGATCGAGCAGGTCTTGCGTAACCAGCCAGCGTTGTCCGCGTTTACGTCAGAAATTAATGCTATCAGTGCCACGATCACAGGTCAGCTTGACACCAACTTTAAAATTGGTCGTCGAGCGGCGTTGCGTGAAATTGAAGATGTGAAACACGATACGCGTGAAGCGGAAGATGTGCTGGATGTGGCGGTGGCCATTGCTGAAGCAGATGGTGAAATTGAGCCGGAAGAGCGTAAGGTTCTGGAAGAGATTGCTGGTGTTCTTGGCCTGCGACTGGAGAACCACCTGTGACGGTAAAACTGCGTCTGGCCGCTGTGGCACTCCTGCTGTTTCTGGTGGTGATGGTGGATTTCACCAGCAGGATCATGTCGGTGCTGGCGGATGGAGTGCTGGTGGTCGGTATTGTGGTGGTGCTTTTTCCTTTGGTGAAAAAGGACATGCCAGGTAGTTAGCCGGGTATCAGTCATGCCCCGAAAATTTTAAATGTCTCACAATTCAGACGGTTGACAGTTGTCTGTTTTGCGGGGAGTTTGTTAAAAGAAACAGGCATGGTGAATCCCCCTGAGCGGAGGGGCGACTGGTGCATTAGGTGTTATCTTTGATACCCAGGAAAGTAAACGCGCGGGTTTGGTGGCACCGGGCTGAACTCACCGGGAGGCACCCGGCATCATGCGCATGATGATACAGATACGCGGCTTTAGCCCCTCTCCGGAGGGGCTTTTATATGAATTTTGTAAGATATGAGTAAACTAATTATGGACACTGTTGTTTTAGTCCGTAAGGGCATATTTGCAGAATGCAATGATTATTAAAGCATTCTTTCAATACGTTATCTGAATTTGCAGGACATTCCTGGCTGTTTTTGATTAAATCCCAGAATCTTTTATTGAATGGTACAACGTTGTAAATGGTTACAGGTAGCACTTTGTTATTAAGTACGATACCTGTGTGAGTCAACGTAAATATACTTTCAGGAGGTAAGAAAACATCCGATTGATACCAGATTATTAATTTTATTTTACTCCATATGGCTGAAAAAGATATTCCGCATGATGGCTGGATAACTGTATCAATCACAATCCACTTCATTTAGCCTCCTTATTTATGCTGTGCTGGTGATGTTCTGAAAAGTATAAATGATAATTTTGAATGTAAACCATAGAGCAGAATTATTTTTCTGATGTTGTTTATTGTTTATTTAAATACAGGTTTTTTATATCCCGTCTTGTAGTTTATCCATGCATACCTGCTTTATGATGAGGTTTTCATTTAAGGTATGGTTTTGTGTTTTTTTTCTGTATTTCATGTCAGGTATTTTAAAGAATTGTTTTTAATATGGTGGAAAGAACCATGGCATTTAAACACTACGATGTGGTCAGGGCGGCGTCGCCGTCAGACCTTGCGGAGCGACTGACTCAAAAACTGAAGGAGGGGTGGCAGCCATTTGGCAGCCCGGTGGCCATCACGCCTTATACCCTGATGCAGGCCATTGCGGCGGAAGGTGATGTCACCACACCTGTGTTGGTGAAGCCGTCGGATGGAGAAGGCACAGTAATCAGCGCCACCAGCGACCCGGAGTATTACTTTGTTGTGGTTCTGGCAGGGCAGTCAAACGGCATGTCGTATGGTGAAGGCCTTCCGCTGCCGGAGACATATGACCGTCCGGACCCGCGTATTAAGCAGCTGGCGCGTCGCAGTACGGTGACACCGGGCGGTGCCGCCTGTAAGTATAACGACATTATTCCGGCGGACCATTGTCTGCATGATGTGCAGGACATGAGCCGTCTTAACCATCCGAAAGCGGACCTGTCAAAGGGGCAGTACGGAACCGTGGGGCAGGGGCTGCATATCGCCAAAAAACTGCTGCCGTTTATACCGGCGAATGCGGGCATTCTGCTGGTTCCGTGCTGCCGTGGTGCTTCGGCATTCACAACGGGTGCAGACGGCACATACAGCGAATCAGCCGGTGCATCGGAAAATTCACTGCGCTGGGGTGTGGGTAAGCCGCTGTATCAGGATTTGGTGAGCCGGACTAAAGCCGCACTGGCGAAGAACCCGAAAAACCGTCTGCTTGCGGTGGTGTGGATGCAGGGAGAAGGTGATGCGGCAGTGGGGACGCATGCGCAGCATCCGGGGCTGTTTAGTGCGATGGTGAATCAGTTCAGAACGGA